GGGCTCCTCTAGAGGCCTTCTAGACGTAGTGTGCTTAGGGTTAAACCCGTACATACACACGACGATACTAGGGCCGCTGACCGCGTTATCGCCTCGCGTACTCTCGTCGATATTCCTCCAAGTCGAACTCGTTAACATGTTAACGAATTTCGAGCTGACGAAGAACATCGCGCTTCTCATCTTGGTCCTCCTGTGCAGGAGGGCTGGCAAGCCTATGCCATGGGATCCGCCTGTTAAGGCGGGCCGCGACTCCGAACATCTTCGACATCCTCTGTTGATACAGAGACATGTTGATCAAATTGTACTCGGATGACTTGAACCAGAGACGCATTCTGAAAGATTTGATCTACTCGCTGGACGCAGCGTCCGCGATTTAGATTCCAAACTTAGACAGAATGAAGTCCCTTTATCTCATCCTCAGAGTTTTTGCAATGTTCTGAGGTCGCAGTGAAACGTATCTCTTACAACGTTCCACCCCAAAGATAAGAAGTGCCTGATCCTAACTGTACGACAACTGCTTCTGGTAGTAGTCTTGGAGACTGCTAGCCAGAGAGGTGAAGCCAGGTGGCAGCTTCGCGCTTGCGCGCTGCACCCTGATGTCATTCCTCTATTTGCCCTTGTCGGACAGGTTCCAATCAGCGTCTGTACAATCCTTAGCGAACAGGTAAGCTTCAGCAGTAGGCTAAAGCTTCCAGGGGTCGGAAATATCCTTATTAGGATTCCACCTGGCCGCCTTCCCAAGCAAGGAAAGTACAGAGAGACGAGAGTATGCGTCTAAATGTCGCAGCTTAGTCTGTGATCGATCCTTCGGAGGTAGACCAAACCCTCCGAATTCTCGGCTCAAGCAGGGAGACTTGAATCCCCAAGCACGCGCCCTCTCATAAACATCTGGGTGGAGATATTTTATAACACTAGCCACAGGCCTTCTTCGATCTTGTTTATAGATCTCGGAAGCTGCTGGTCCTAGTGTAAACCACCAAGGTGTCGAGACACGGGCTGCAGGACCGCACTCGGTCTGCTAAGAGCCGGTTGGATCGACCAGTGACTTTATGGGGAACGCACTACTCCACCTTTTGAAGGCAAGGGAGTGTGCGAAGACCATCCTATGGACGTATACAGGGTTGTATACGGTAATGGGGTCCCCATAAAGGTTCACGTCAGGTTCGGCAATCTAGGTGATGTACCGTTTCTTCAACGGTACCTTCCTTTTAACCTAGGTTACTTTGAATAGCTCCTCAGTAAAGCAACCCCATTTCGAGGAAATGAAGTGTTTGCCTTTGGAGAGCTACCCGCCGCACCGTCCGATTATCGCGTGATACTTACTCACCATCTTCTTAGAGAAGAAGCCGATGAGATCATCACCACATAGTCGGAACGGCTGAGGAACCTGACCACAGAAGCTGCTTGCCACCTTACCCCAAAAGAGGTGTACCAGTGATAGGGTGATCCAGGTAGTAGGTAGACCCATGAGGATCCCACGGTGGGAAAGGAACTCTGTTTACAGATTTCCTTTTCCTAGGGAGCCCTCTGGATATTCTAACCACTACGGCCCTATACACGAGTACACCACTTCCCTTGCCCATTCAGGAGTATTGAGAGCCTCCAAGAGCTCTTCCCACACCACTCGAACCAAATCGAGAGGCAGGAGATCCGTAGCCGCCGTTAAGTCGCTAGAAACGACTTGACGGGGCTCCGTACAATACTTCCCTTGACCGTGTCCCTTTTGAAGCTCCATGAACAATTCCATGGCAGCTGAACGTCGGTCGCCTTGCAGGACGGTTTTGCATTCTGGAATAGAATGTAAGAAACCGAGCACTTACCTGCGTACGGCATGGGCAAGAAGGACTAGAGATCCGCTTGACTTCGTTACGATCCTGGACTTCGCTCCGCGAGCTGGGCAGACAATGACTTGAGCCCTTGGAACCAAACCAGCAGAGGTTTGTACCAAGGAGCTCTTGTAGTCATTATAGAGTGAAACAAACTGGTATAATTCAACACCAAGCTTGTTCACTTCTATCCCATCTAGCTCAGGGATCCGAGTTCGTAACTAGTCTTCAAAGAGAGCTCTCTTATCTCTAGTCTCGGGGTTATCTACGTGGCAAAAGGAAAGTAAGTGATCAGCCAGCCCCCCCTCCTTAAGGGGCTTATCAAGAGAGGCGGACTGAGTAAACGGGAAGATAGTGGGATTCATCTGAGAAAACGCTTTACTATTCTTTTGGAACAAGTTCCTAAAGAATCTGCGAGCATCAGATAAATCTCTCTACCAACAGGAGAACTCAGACCCATACGCTTTCGCGTGATCTTGATAGGGCTTGGTGTCCGAAGAGTCGACGGACGGTGCGGGAAGCGCACGTCCCATGAACGAGAACTGCAGTCGAACGTCTTCCGACCTAGCGAAGAACTAAGCGAATTAGTTCCACGGCTTAGGGAGACTTGGATTTCGACCCTCGAACACGGATAGCCTCATTTCTGAGGCCACCATCTTCACTTCGGAAAGCCCAGCTTACTTTCCTCGACATATTACTAGGTTCAACAGATGAGCACAAACAGCATAGTAGTTGCTGATTGCGGCTCGTTCCTAAGGTAAGGAACGGTGAAGGCATCTGTTGCCCCTAGTGGCGATTATACAAGACCCGAGGATTCTGCACAGCATTTTTGCAGTCTCCTTGCGGACCTTGTACTGTCTGGCAGTTAGTTGTTTGGCATGCTTCAATGCCCGTCTAACAGCCGATAACCAGACAGCGCGGACCCCATCGACTAAGGGGGGAGTATTAAGGACTCATTCA